GAGTCCATAATTATCAAATCTAGCCCGCAAAACTGCTTATTTTTGTTTGCAATTTGGCTTGTAGTTAGATTTGTGGACGAATAACACTCCCTAACCCATATTTTCTTCTCTTCAGGGTCAACACTTATCTGACAAAGTACAGTAGGGTCAACCGAGAACCCAACGTCTTGACAAAACACGCTTAATTCACGCTCCTGATAGTCTCCAACCCTCCATCTTCTGTAAATAGTACCCTCAGCCTTATTTAACCAACCTCCTAGTATCGCATGTTCGTACTGGTCAGGTCTTTTCTTCTTCATCTCGCTAATCTGCTCCAAGAATGACTCAGATAGATTATCTTTGTTATCCATATATGTTGTATGGACATAAGTAGTATTTCCTTCGTTTCCGTTCCAGCCTTCAGGCACACCAGCACCCTGAAACCATCTCTGATATATCCAATGCTCCTTTGTGGTAGGGTTAAGTATCAAAATACATCTGTTCTGTTTATCTTGCACCCTAACAGATAAATCTATCTTATTAAAGGTGTCTTCGTCAGTTAATTCTTCTGCCTCGTCCAATACAAAGGTTGTAATGCCATTTAGAGACTTCAGGGCGGCAGTTTGATTACCTGATGATGTTCTGATACCCTTAAAGATAATTGAGTTCTTAGTGGTCAGATTTATGATCTCGTCCTTAGTTATCCTAAAGTCTGACTGAACACCCATAAGGTCTATCTTCTCCACGAACTCAGGGATGATAGATGTCTGTGCTGAGGTCATTGTATATCTACTGAACAATATCTTGTGCCCCGCCTCATAAGTCAGGTTCAACAAGAATACTGCAACTCCAAAAGACTTACCTGAACCACGACCTCCAGTAACTACAAAGTACCTACTTGGGTCCTTAAACAGAGATTGATACTTTGGACTTAATTCTATTCTACTCATCTTCTTCTGTTGATTCTATATCAATCGTGTTGTCAGCGGGCTCGTTATTAAAACTAAAGTTGATCACTGGTGCATTCTTAGTTGGTGCAGGACCAACCTCACCTTTCTCTAGATGATCCAAATACATCTTAATAGCATTCAGCTTTATAGAATTACTTTCTTCTGACTTTATTATCTCAGCTAATTGGGTGAAGATACCTGCGGCACCACCCAACTCTTTAATAGCTACATTCTCAGCTATCTTAGGCAATAGCTTCTTCTTAGCCTCGTTCATTCTAGCAGGCTGAGATGTTACCTGCCCTTTTATCTGCACCTTAGACGGAAGACGCTTATTGTTCTTCCTGCCATCGGTGCTTCGTATCTCATTACTCTTCTCCCTTGCCATAGTTCATTTTGTATATTTGTCTGTATGTGTCAAAAATAGCGTCTGTTATGTTGTTCTTATCGTACTTGTACTCTGTCTCCCTAATGTCGTTCCCCCGCCTGATGACTATGCTATATCTACTACCAGTCTTATAATATCTGCCATCAAACAAGGCTTCAACATTGCAGTAAACATATATGTGCTTTGAAAAGCACCAAGACATCTCTTTGGTTGGGTTTGGTGTTTTAGGGTTTCCAAGACGATGCGGTTGTGCCTTGGGCTTACCCATTAATAATAAACTCTTTTCTTAATAGATTTAACCATCAAGTCTAGTCTCTCGTAAACCTCAGCCATCTCTTCTTCAGAAAGACCATGGGTCATTGTGTTAAAGTTATTATTACCCATAAGTAAATCTAACTTATGCTGAAGAGCCGCATTCTTTTTCTCAAGTGCGATAATCTTATCAGCGAATGATAGCTTTTCTTCTTCAGGCATAGATGAATCTACCTTAGTTTGATTGAAGAACATCTCTTTCAAGGTCTCATACATATACTTGTATTCTCTTTGTTGCATAGCATAAGGGAACACAACTTCTATGTTGTGCATTACAGTCGCATGAGTCCTGCCAATTACCTTGCCAATCAATGTGTATGTGGCTGGGGTATTGTTGTGGTCATACAAATCTCTACCTAACTTGCAGAATATAGCTCTAGCATAAGTAAGATCTCTATACCTATCCTTAGTATCTATCCTTCTGCCAATCTCTTTCTCAATTATTTTTTTTATACTGATTAATGTGTTTTTCATAAATTTCGGTCATTATGTCTTTAAATATCAAATCACTAACTCTTGAATGCTCATCGTGTGTAAGCACTATCTCGTCTTCTCTTTCGGTAACTTTTTCAGCCTCTCCAAATCTATGAGCCATTACGTCTTCTATAAAGCCTATTGCCATCTTAATGCCATGGCAAGCCTCGTATTGACCTTGCTCTTCTAGTATCATTAAGGCATCTTCATATAAACTAAAATCATTATAAATAAGCCAAGCGTTTAATGTTGCTAAGTATGTGGCGTTTGACACGCCATGCCAAGCCTCTGCATCGTAATTATAAAGTTCCTCTGATAACATAGTTTAAAACAAAATCTTCTGAGTTGTCGTTATTTATAAAAGCCTCTTTGTAGTTTGCTATCGCAAGAGATAAGTCTGAACCACCTCTAGACAAAAAGAACTCGCTACAATCAAATATACCAATATCTTTTGACATCTTGTTCACCACGATAAATATAAACTCACTAGCCCCAAATAACTCTAGATACAGATAAGCCTGAAGCCCATAATTGAAATTCTTTGCTGAGTAAGAGAAATCAGAAATATCGCTAGAGGTTGTCTTGATGTCAATGATTGTTCTTCTGTCTTTAGTGATCGCATCAGCCTTGCCTCTAAATGGGATACCATCTATCATCTTAATAGCGGGAACCTCATAGTCGCAATCTGACAGCAAGTAAGCCGCATCTCTATTCTGTGCAACTGCATTAGCAATCCAAAAAGCATTGTTCACCTCAGACTCTGTGTAAACCTCAAGACCATTAGCTACCGCATCTTTATAAGCCTTGTTAGTTTTGTTGCCTGATACAATAGATAAATCAGTTAGCTTATGAGGCTCTAGTATGTGCATGTGGACCAACTTACCGTCTCTTAATGGCTGAGTATCCTCAGAATGCCTTAAACTAGCCAAGTAAGCCTTTGGAGACTTAAGTAGAGGCTTTGCTGATGAACTGCTAAGAACCTTATCTTTTAGATAGCCATAGTAAAAACTATCGTCATCCATCTTAGCTAGTATATCAGCCTCTTTCCATTTCTCTCCGTTTAGTAATGTAATCATTTATTCTGTTTTAATTTTATTTCCAAATGATACTGACGTCATGTGGTATTTCTTTTCTTCAGCAATTCTGTCGCTTCTGTTCTCTGCGGGTAGTCCCGTTATAGGATTGATACCATAATTCCACCAATCTCTTTCTTCCATCATTATTCTTCTTTAATAAAAACTCCGTTTTCTGTTTTACCTTTTCTATCTTTAATCTCTTCCCAAGCGGCTCTGAGGCATTCTGTTGGATCAATGTTGTTCTGCCAAGCCAATATAATTAGCGTAACAAAAGAATCTCCAATGCCATCTTTAATAAGCCTCTTGTCGCCTCTAGCGATAGATGCGGCAGTCTCGCCTACCTCCTCCATCACTTTCAGCATCTGCCTAGAAACATTCTCTTTCTTAATTAGGTCTCTTGATTCTGCCCATAGCTTAACTGAGTACGCTATGTCATCAAATGTTGGTTCATCCATTTCGTGATTACTACAAGGTGTTTTCATAAGTTTGGTGAATTAAATCACTGAATATATAGTTATTTGGTGAATCTAGAAGTTTCTTACAACTATGCTCACCAAGAATAAGAAGATGCCAATAACGCCAACTAGCGTAACCATCTCTGCAAAGAAATCTAATTTCTTAATTAGCTCTTCGTACTCTTTTTTGTAGTCTGGTTCTAGATCTATCATGGCTTCTTGCTTTCTCTCCATTGAACAGAACATACAGCAAGCCTTTGCTCTGTCATTGGAAATTCTTTAATCATTACTGAATCTGACATACATCTTTGCATGAATTTTTCCAAATTCTCCATGCTATCTGGCTTAGGTAATGGCATAGCTTTAAGATTAATTGTTTAACTCAATTTCCCTTGCGGCATCTCTTCTAGCTCTGACAAACTCAATCTCCCGTCTGAGGTAGTCCATAGCCTTCTCTAGATCCTTTACTTCGTCATCCTTCTTTCCAGCCCGAACAACATACTTGATGATGTTGCCTCTTGTAAAAGAAAGTTGATAATGCTCGGCAAAGTCAATGACATCATAGCCCTTGCCATTTTCATAATGTAATACGCTGCTTCTCAT